CGTATCCTTCCCCTGTCTTGATAGCGGCGGGAGATTTTAGGCGACCAGAACGATAGCCTTCCTCTAATTGCCCCATACTCTCCGGTGAAGGTGCTTTATGCATAATCCCCCCCTCCGCTCCATAGGGCAAGCCTGACTCCTCGTATTCTTTTTCTGGACCATAATAATATTTCTCCACCTCCGGCAACATCTCAGCCGGATATGTAAGCGCCTCATGTGGCCCTCGCATACTTCTTACTCCTAAAGGTTGTGGTGGTCTCATAGGCATTTTGTTTCCTCCTTATCTATTTCTTCCCCAACCTACCCGTTGCTCCCATTGCGGCAGAACTCCTTGTGGCCCTCTGAATTGACTGAATTCCGTGGGATAGCCCCCCCCGAAAGGTTGATTACCTCCACCTTCCTGAACTGGCCCTGTAATCTGTTCTGTAATAGTAGGTTCCTGGGTAGTGGTTGTTTCCTGTCCATACTGAGCCATATACTCAGTCATAAGGGCGTTGAAGTCAACGATAGCGGCCTGCTGCTCAAGCTGAACCAAGAGAGTCGCTTGATTGGCTTCAGTCTCATATTGCGCCATAGATGCCTGTGCCTCTATCTGATATTGGTTCATCATGCTCTGGAAAGCGGCCTGGAACTGAACATTCTCCGCTGATACATCGGCTTGATATTTCGCCATGACAGCTCCGACATCGGCATTGTATTCAGCAAGCCGTCCAGTCAAATCCCCTTGATACTTTCTGGCTATGGCATCGGCTTCGGCCTCAAAGTCCATTGCCGCCGCTTGGAATTGATAGCCATACTTGGCACTATATTCCTGGACCGCTGCACTGTGGGCCTCTCCCATGACCTGGCTTAATCCCCTGCCATATCCGGTCATGGCTTCCCTAGCGTTGTGGCGCGAAATAGGGTCGTTGCCCATCTTGGCAGTCATTTCCCTTAGCCCTTCTTTTAATCCACGCACACCAGGAGCAGCCTTTTTCTGAGCCATACTGCTAATTGCTTTCTCGCTCCATGCGGGGGCTTGAAATTTGGGTGCAGATGGAGCTTCAGGTGCCTCAAAAGTAGGCATAACGGGAGCGGCAGGGGCGTTATATTCGGGCATTTCTGGCATACCGGGAAGTTGTATGTCTCCCAAATCAGGCAATGTCGGGGTGTAATTAAATGATGGTGCCGGAATGCCAGGGACAGTAGGCGTAGTAGTTTGTGTTTGAGTGCCGGGAGTAGTTGTTTCCCAGATTCCAGTTTGGCCACCACCACTCCCCCAGTTGACACTACCGCCTCCTAGATTACTGCTAGATGGTGGGATATCCCATGTGCCGGTTTCAGGATTCCATATTCGGTCTGTCCCGCTCCCAGGACTTCCAGAATGATAACCCCAATTTCCGCGTTCATCCTGTCCCCATTCTCCCCCACTCGGTGCTGTTGAATATGTCATTGTTGTTCTCCTTTAAGGCTTTGGAATGAAAAACTCTAGTTCTGTTAAATCATAAGGTACTGGGTCGTATGTTCCTGAATGCTCCATAAAAAGATATTTCACAGGTTTTTTTTCCATCGGCCAATTTATCCTTGTCTCCTTGTTTACTATAGCGGGTTCGATAAAAACCAAAGTCGTCCAGTCTTCATCCATTAGATGAAAATACACAGGAATGGTTGGATAGCTTGTATTGAATGATATTTTTTCTGGATAAAAATTCTTTGTCCAATCATTGATAGCCTCTAACGCAATCATAGTTCCATGAGTACCATCGTCTACCCATTTATCGCCAAACCAATAATTCCATCCATATTCATCCATTTCAGGTTTCCAATGAGTATTGTCGAGAATGGAGAACCACCCATATTGTCCCCCTGCTTCCTCCTCTGGAGGAGCAGGGACATCCGTTCCTAATACAGAATCTTTCCCTCCCTTATATTCCATGTGTTGTTGCTTGGTCTGACCCAAATTTATCGCCATATATGGCTTTTTAAATGTACCGTATTGCATTTTAACGCCTGTAAAATTTATCGGGATATTCTCTCATCATCTCGTTATAATCGGTTTCCATGTATGGCTTTCTCCCTGGATCTATGATTGTTATCATTGGCAATTTTTCTGCTTTTGCTTTTTGGGCATCATATTTTTTGCCTGTAAAATTCGTGACCGAGTGCATATCCCAGATGCAATCAGTCCAATTAGTAAACTTGCAATCTTCCCAGTTCTTAGCCGCACAATCATCCCAACTCATTTGTCCGGTTCTTTCTCCACCTTAATCTCGGGCAATTCTTTCTTTTTCCAGAACCCACCCTCGGTAAGGGGCCTGTCGATTATCCTTTCCCTGCCCAACTCCTTAAAGGGGTAGGGCGTATTGAACCATCTCCTAGTGACTTGGTTTTGCATACAGTTCATACCCCACATCTAAAAGATATAGTTCCTGGCTTGCCGTGGCGTTCTGGAATTTCAGGCTGATATGAGGGTCCTGAACATCCATGCCTATCTTATGCCTCCTGAACGCATCCCCGGTTGTTTCCGCCGTCATGGGGAGATTGACCGCCGTTCCTTCCCGGGTGTTGCGGGAAGGTGTTACGATTACATTTCCGGCTGCCTGTGATTTCACCCGCAAAAGCATCTTGCGGAGCGCGAGGAAATTCCCGCCATAGTCGAGTTCCATCGTGGCAAAGGCATCTATGGCGTGGGAAGTATTGTCTATGTCTACATCATTAGTTCCTGTATTAAGATGACATACGCCTGAAAACTCCGAGTGCCCACCTACCCCTCCACCATATTGAAGTATGGCTACTTCACCGCTTGCCGCTTCTACCTCGCACATACAGGAAAGGTTTACACCAAGGACATCAAAGCTCCATGTTTTGTCTACCAAATCAAAAACGGGAAATAAATTAGGTGTTGCGGAATAGATTTCATATCCCTCTTCGGACTCTTCGGAAGCCATAATATCCGTATCAAGGGTTAACTCTATCGAGCTATTTACGCTGACAACCAAGGCAGTAGTAGCATCGGTCGTATTATAAACCGTATCCCCTTTTGCTATCTTATGGGTTATGGGATGAGTAGTGAGTTCCTTCTTGGTCGTGAAAGCTCCCGCAGTATCGACAAGTTTGTAGGGAACCGTACTTGTTGTCGTGCTGGTTAAAACGGGTTCTCCTGAAACTAATCCGAGGCGTAGTACATTGTCGCACGTATCGTGAAAGATGAAGTTTTCCTTTTCATATCCGCGCCTGATACACTCGGATTTTTTCGGGTCAAAGTAGTTCCGAATATCATCAGTGACAATCGATACGCTCATTCCATCGGTCACGCCCATTCCATAACGGTTGAGGAAAAATCCAAGAGTCTTTAATTTTTCCTCTGTAGCCGTGGAGGTCAAAACACCATCCACCACAACCGCACTCTTGGCGCTGAATGTTCCTACCTTGGATGTAACGAGTACCTTACCGTAATTATCAACGGCGTTCCCCTCAAAGAGCGTTATGCAGCCGCCCTCAACACCTCTCTCCTCCTGGAATACCAGAAGCTCGTTATAGAACTGTTTCATGCAGACAACGGGGTTTGTCCTTCCATCTCCCGATTCAAATATGGCAAAGTCATTTCCGTTGAGCATCAAGGGGTTATATCCAGCAGAAACGTAAACATACCAAGGATATCTATCAAAAGTATAAGTCCCTCTCCCCTTCCAGGCACATGATGCTTTGCCCACTTCCCCCGCTTCCTTGATATCAAAGAAAGGCATGGTTTCGATGGATATCTGGACATCTGAGCTTAGGGTCGCCGTTGATACATAGATATAATACCAGTAGGCAAGATACCGGGATTTCTGGAACTGCACGGGCTTTGCCGCCGTTGTCGGTCTCCCCCAGGTAATCCAACCGGAATTAGCGAACCCACTCGTGCCGTCCACAATAGTCCCTACCGATGTCCAGTCTATTCCCGTCCATGTTTCAATACCAGCTATAGCAGACGTACTGTTCGTATTAGGTGTATCCCCTACATCAATATAAAGCGCGGCAATAGGGTCCGCAGAGCAGAAATAAATCCTATCCTCCGAATCATCGGCGGAATGAACCATTGAATCGATTTCCACCATCTCCCCCGAAAAGACGCTGTACTTCTCAGCTTCCGCTTGTTCTAAGGTCTTGCCGGGATCATAGCGAATGGCTTTCCCTATGCCTCCTGTCCCTCCACTTCTTCCTCTTCCAAGGGATTGTGCGGTTTGCTTGTATACGCTCGCACTATTATCGAAAAACCGTGCCTCAATCGCATACTGCGGTATCCCATCCCATAGGTTCACAATGTTCTGAAAGGCGCTCCCGTAGGTGAGGGATGATACTTCTACCTCAGCGTCAAGTTGTGTGGCCGTTTCCCACCGATACCAGAACCCGGATATACCGAACATATAGAATGGGATTTCATCGTCAGGATGGCTCCATGTCATAGTACCGTTTTCACCAAGAGTATCCGTATCGTCTTTACTGGTATTATCTACTTCTTCAGTATCCTCCCAGGTATTATCCGATTTCCGATAACTCAGCGTTCCCACGGCTTGGGTATCGTTTTCGTGGCCCGCAACGAACGCCCAGGTCAACCTATTGGCCGGAACAGGGGTACAAATAAGTATGCACTCGTTATTGTCATAGGTATCTAAAGAATCAAGCACGGCAAAGGTTGTAATGGCACCATCCGTGACTTCCTTGCTGTAATCGGTGTAATCCTCATCGGGGATATCAGGGAGTTCGGTGTCTGCGCTGTCGTATTTGATGAATTTCGTTACATAGTTCGCTGTACCCGCATAGATTTGATGCTGGTCCGCACCATTAGAATAAAGCATGAGATCCTTGATGTTGCTCCATGAAGCGGGAATTATGGCAGCATAATTGTTGCTGTCATGCACATCATTTCCGAAACCACCCGTGGTTACAGTGGGTGGATTATCCTCTGCTTCAAGTAGATTTCCGTTCTCGAATTGTGCGAAGAAATGCCGTTCTGTCCGGGTTCCCTTGGAAAACTGATATAGAGATAAAACCTTATTGGTCCCTTCTTCGGTAGTGTGCTTTCTGGCGCATCCCTTTCTTTGCTCCATCCCAGGGTGTGCCTGACGCATATTCTGAATCATGGAATACCCGCCTCCGGGGATAAGTGCCTTTTCTATGGCGGTCTTCGCCCCTCCCCTGAAAGGAACCGTGTTTATAGCTAATATTTGTTGTTTCCCGCTTGCCATTATGCCCGTTTCTTCAAATTCACCTTGAAGCCTCTTTTCTTAATCATGGGCCTCATGTTGGTGTAATCCTCTTTTACTTTCATGTCCCAGAGGCCAAGGAATTCCCTGGCGAATTCTCTCTGGTCATCGCGGTACTTATACTTGGCCGCTGCATAGTCTATGATCGCCTCTGAACCCTGCTGAGAGAATCGATAAACCCCGTAATCGCTGAATACCGGCTCGGGCCGCTCTATGTACTGCACCCGTACCGTGTCGTCCTCATCGTCCGGGGGTGGGTCGAGGATGAGTTCATATCGGCCTTGGGGTTGGATTACGTAATCATCCTTATCTGTCCAATCATTGTCTGTCCCGTCGCCAAATAAAGCGCACACGAGGGCTGTTGCACTAGTCACCGACAATACCACTCCATCGCTTTCATCAGTTGTATTGTGGATGATATCCCCCGCACTTACATACTCCGTGGTGGTAAAAAGGGCATCTGTATTGGTGAGGGTGCATTCACCTCCGGAGGAAGCTCCTGCCGATGTAGCCGATCCGGTTATCTGGGAATAGAGGGATTGCTTATCTCGGATAGAGAAATGGTCAGGAACATCTACGCCTTCTTGACTTGCATCTGCTACGAGTTGGTAGGTGTTGGCATGAATGATGTCCTCATAATCCTTCCAGGTAATGAAATGGTAGTTGGTTTGATCGTAGTAGCGGACATAGAAGCGGTTGAAAGAATCGCGCAGATAGAGCTTCAGGTACTTCACATCGAGTACGTAGTTCACCTGATCTGCTACGGTGGCGATATCCTGGTAAGAGGTGAGGCAGTTTGTCTTTGCTACATATCTCTTGGCACCTTCCCATAGAAACCAGAAGGATGTTTTATCCTTCATCCATGTAGCAAGGCCATCCTCATCTAGGATCTGCTCTAATGCATACAAGTATTCCTTCCCGTCCATCAATACTTCTCCTATCGTTTGGGAAGGAGGCCAAGGAAAGGATTACCTAGTCTTTGTGTATTTCAGGATGATGCTGTAACCATACCCGGAAGTAGCCATATCATCCATTTACTCCCCTTTTTTGGGCCTCCCCCCAGTTCTCACGGTTACGTTATCCCTTCTCAGGGTTTCAACATTCGTCGGTTCTCCCAACATTTTTCCGATTATTTTAAATGCTTTTGAGGCACCATCTCTGCTAACCTTGCCATCGGCAACCTGAAGATTACACATTCTTGCTATTTCAGGATGTACGGTAATGCTTGGCGTAATCATCCTATCAGCCTCTTCATGTGCGTTGGCAGTTCCGAGCATCATTTCACTACGGGTATACATGTAGTTTTTAATGTCTTTTCCCAGCTCTTTGTATACTGCATGAAGTTCATCTTTTTGCTTATCATTCAATTTGGGCCTGGATTTCGCTATGAGATCGAGTTTAGCTTTTTCTCGTTTCAATTCTTCTCTTGCCGCGACCACATGCTCAAAGGGAATCCGGTTTTCTTTTAATTCCCGCTCTTTCCTGTCGTGGCTTTCTCGTAGCTCATCAATCTGAAATCCGTGCATCCAGACTGGGTACTCTGAAGTTACTATGCCATCCGGTTTGCCTTCCTTGCGGTCTATCGGTCCAAAAAATTCGATGTCCTTCATATTATCTCCTTTGGTTAAAATTCATATTCTAAGATAACGTACACTGTCCCGGCTTCAGCCTCATCCGTTACATGCGAAATGGTAATCATTTTTCCAGCCGTGAGAGCGGTTGACGCTAAGGTTAGTTCTTGAACCGTGCCGACAGCTTGACTCGCAGATATTAAGCCATTTGCTTGATCGGTTGTACCCAAAACATAGGCATCAACATCATCACTTCCACCATCAGCATTGGCGTAACCCACCTTGACTGCCATAGTATCAACTGAGCCATCGGTTGCTTCTATAAATATCATAGCTGCTCGCAGCAATGTTCCAGCGCGAGGGATGAAAATAAGATTATCTAAAGTAGCACTAGCTTCTGAAAGATCTATCGCCGCTGATTGATAATGATAAGCCTTACGTGCTCTCTCTATTTCCATGATTACACCTCTTCCATGTACATCACCGAAACGCCATCCCCTGAAACGCTGACATCAATCCAGATATCTGTAAGGGAAATTTGGGTGCCAGCCTCGTATCCAAAGTCTATGGCTGTCATCCTGATACTATCTCCGGCAGATAAGTCCGCACCATAATGAGTACTTGAGACATTCTCATCACCAATGTAGACATAGCCCGTGTTGGATCTTTCTGCGGTGATAAGAACAGCCCCTACATTTAAGTCCAAGGGTGTCAAGCGTTCCTGAGTGGTAGTAATAGCTACCGTTGATAAAAAGCACAGTGGTTTAATGTTCATGTTTACCTCCTATCATAGTGAGCTGTGATACCTACAGACACGGATGCCTGCGTATCTGCTCCCGATAGAATAGCCTGCAAGCCCTCATTTACCAGGTCACTAACCTTCACGCCAGCTTCGCCCCAGTCCACAGAAAAATCCTTTACGCTATCTACATCAATAGACCACATCCAATCGGCATCATCTGTTTGGATAGTAAGAATACCATTACCGCCCACAGCAGCTTTAAAGACCGAGATATTGATCTTCTCTACATAGAGGTATAGACCTGCATTTCTGGATGACGACTCTATGATCTGAAGGCTGGCATTCTCTTCTTCTACGATACCGGAAGCGTTAGCAGGCGGCATCCCATCTGCTCGTAAAAAGCCCATTGTTATCTCCTTGTTGAAGGGGGGCTTTATCGCCCCCCTTAGTTTTTACTCAGCGGCAGTACCAAGAACGATACCGTGAACATCCACACCAAAATCATCAACAATGTAACTTTCCAGACAACTCATATTGCCGATGTCATAGTTAGCAGCCGTAGTTGCTAATCCACCGGATAACATATTCCGAGCAAAGATTCCGGTTGCATTGGCATCAAGTTCTACTGCCATATCACCTGCGGTAACGCTGTCATTCTTGATTGAGTTGTCAGCTATATACGCCCTCAAAATCTCATCGCACGAACCTGGAGTGGTGTTATCAAGGGCATGTTCAGTAAAGTGACCTGCAATCTGATTGCCTACAATTTCGAGGTCATCACATCCATCAACAACTACTCCTGAAGTTGCACTTGCCGTATGTAGACTGTGGAACTTGTTGTAGTAAATCTTAACAAACTGTGCATCCGTAGCAGTCAAAAGATTAGTGAATTGTGAAGTGGCATGCATCACGGTCTCGCAACCATCAACTATGGCTGCTTCACCAGTAATATTAATAGCATTTGTAACCGTGGCTGCTACAGTACCAAGATCAAATCTCAGGTTAGAGACCCTTACTGAGGCCCCTGTAATAGCAAATGTCGCCCCTAATGCACCGAAAGTGATAGTCGGTCTGTTTGCACCCCATCCCAACCCATAAATGCAGATTCCCGCAATATCGGCTGTAATGCTGACAATCGGATCTTCGCTATGACCAGGCATAACCAAAATCACATCACCCTTACTAGCCGTACATTGACCGATTGCGTAGTCTATGTCTGCAAACGGATGATCCGGATCTTTACCATCATTAGCGTTAGAGCCTGAATCGTCTACGAAAAAATAAGTACCTGTGGTTACGGGAATTTGAGAACCCCCGATTACAGGCACACCAAATGAACTTATCCCGTTAGGAAATTGCGTGAGTCCCATCATATTCTCCTTTTGGAACGCCTCCCCTCATCTCATGGAGTCGCTCGGATGATTTTCACACCCGCTTACCCTTTTGTATCCAGACAGACTCTCATCAAACCTGCCTGAAGATTGAACGCAAAAAACCCCCCAAAGAAGGTGATTTAAGTCATCTATCCTTGGAGGGTTTCTATTGACTAGAGCGTCCCTATGTGTAATTCAGTATGCTCTTAAGGTTATTTTACTTTATTCCAGATTTTAGTCAAAGCTGCTGTGATTGTATCAAGTTTGTTTGTGATATCAGAAACGTCAATTACACCCATTTCCACATATCCGGTTTTATTACAAATGGTACAATCCTCTCCTTGTCCTGTAGCAGTAGGTATGGTTCCAGATCCTTGGCATACTGGACATGGTTTTTTAATCGTAAGCATAAAACCTCCTGTTAACCTGTAGTAATTGTGATAGATTTACCACCATAACCAACTGCATCAGCAGTATTGGTAAAACAATATGTGGCTAGGTTGCACCAATAATCAAACCCATACATAAAACAGTCTTTGAGACCTATCATGTGAGTTGACCCACAATCATCAACGATACAATAATCCGGCATAGCTGCAAGATTTTCGTAAAAGTTATAGAATGTACATTGATCAAAGAGCAACAGACGATCAACTGCATAATCCGCTGCAAGATGAATTAACTTCGGATCAGAACTTCCGCTAGTTTCACATCTCATTTCAAACTGACAGTTACGGAAAATTGGTGCAAAACCAGCCACCGCACCACCCTCAAACAATACTGCACCTGCTCCAACCGTACGGGCATTATTGCCGGCACTTCCAAAAAGGCAATTTTCTGCCGTAAATGCGTTACCCGCTCCTGCCGTCCCTGATGCAATAATAAGAGGAACACCACCATCAGCATGATTTAACTGATTGGCACCATTCCCTCCCCGTGGACGACAATTATTCATATAAGTATTCTTAGCGGAAATAAGGAAATCGCAACGGTTATCATTGCCACTATATGTGTTCATAGTTTGGAGTCCATGAATCTGCACATAGTTGCCAGTAATGTTAAAAATGTTATCCACTGCCGAAGTTGCACAATAAACCCTTACCGCACCTTCAGTAGCCGTTGTAGGACAATGCCTTTGATTCGGCCCGCCAAGACCAACTAAATGTGTTTGGTCTTTAGCCCATGTTAAAGATGCGGTGACTGTGTAATTTCCAGGAAAAACATAGACTGTATCGTTCCGGCCAGTCGTACAAGCAGCATAAGCATCGGCTACCGTAGTAAATAATTTATCATGGGGAAGATTAGCTTCAGACCATGTCCTAAATTTATTGGTTGTGGAGTCTGCCGCTGTTACGAAAAAGGCATCTCCAGTGAGCCCCTGCGTATTGGGGCCAACAGGTACACCAAAACTTGTTATCCCGTGTGGGAAATGTGTATAACTCATAATAAATCCTTTCTAGGAAACCTGCCCTGTCTCATGCACGTCCCGAGAGAATCACACTCTCGCTTACCCTATTGTATTAGGGGAAGCCCTCGTCAGGCTGTCCCCTAATTTTTGTTTAACTCACGTTCTGTCCGTAGATCCAGCGCCAGTTTTTAAACCCATAGCCAATGTTCATATACACAGCTTGTTGCGTGATATATGTCATAAAATCTATCGTGGTTTTGGGTTCGGGCGCTATTCTGTCAATCCAGATCAAGTCTTGTTTCATCCGGGCCTTGTCAACCATGAACCAGTTATTGGTATCCGAATCATCAAGCCTCATATAAGGAATGACTTCATAACGGCCGTAAGCCATATTGACGTTATCATGGGCCACATCCATGCCTTTGGGAGTTTTCACCAGTTCATAGGCATCGTCAGCCAAATAATCCGGTACGATCAAAGACAGATTATCGCCAATATCGATCCGCTCTGAAATATCGCTTCTGAATTTCCTCATCAGGATTCTCGTGGCGGCCACACCTGTTTTAGAAAAGGCAGTGGTTCCAGAGTTGCTAAAACCGGAAGATGTCGAAGTTCCTGACTTGGTTAGGTGAGCGGTGCTACAGAGAGACACGCCTTCCTCTGATTCCATGAAATCAAAGGCGCTTGAAAAGGCACCAGTAAAAGCCCTGGCACCGCATTTCTCTCGCACCCTATGTGCTGCCCGCATCAGGCCAGCAGATTCATTACGGAGAACGTTATATTTCTTGTTATCGAGAAATTTCCGTTCCCACTGCAAGCCGCCTGCGTACTCTTTAGGTTCAATTTTCGTATGATAACCCGGATACCTGGCAAGAAACGTAATCTTGCCGTTAAATTCTGGAATATCCGGCACATCGCCTACATTGTAGAACTCTTCCCATGCACTATCACTATCAAGCATCCGATAGAGAGTAGGGATCATGGAAGGAAGTTCATTGTAGGCATTTTCCGACACTTCTCTGAGATCCTCTACGAGCAACCTCACAAATGCTGCACTGTCCAGTGGATTAGCCATAGTTTATTTCCTCCTTATGATGCCCTTTGAGTGGCATACGGGCCAAAGTTCATAATGTTCCAACGAAATTCACAATATTCGTTGCCTTTTTCGGCAAGGTTAAGTCTGATTACATCAATGGTGTAACTGTTTGTTCCACATCCGTCAGCGATATCGAAACAGTTGCAATAGGTAGCCGCAAGCTGACACTTCCCATAACCAAACAAGGGAAGATTAACCACGAGAACCGTATCACCCGCTTCCATATCAGCATACATAGGTATGTTAAAATCATGTTCTGTGGTACTCACAGTATCCATTATTCTGTATTGACCTGCGTTCTTGCCTTTCCTCACATAATAAGTACACAACCCATCAAGCGGGGTACAATCTGTGGTAGCCACTGTATCGCCACTAAGACCATTAGTATCAGTAGTAGCGACCGTTTCTTCCGTTGGAGGCGTTCCCGGAGCAGTAACCACGAGATTTGTTCTCAGAATCGTGGTGGGATCAATGAGAGTACATTTAACCATTGCTTCCCTTGCCCCGGCAGCCAGATGCCCACCTGTGCTCACATATTCGGTAGTAGAATCATGGGGGCTCACATAGGAAATGTACTCACATTTGCCAGCCGCACTATAAAGCGGCCTTCTCAGGTTGTTCCCAATAACGGCACCAAACGGCGTATCAATATTGGTCTGAGCCATGTGCCCAGAAGCTACAGGGAATTGAATCATCGCATAATCATCAGCAACGGCAGATTTATCACGGCATACACAAGCGCCGTTATAAACATCTCCGTAGATTGGAACCCATATCGCATGAGGAGTGCCATAAGCCTGTGAAATAGGCATGATAAACTCCTTTCTTGTTTTAGTTAATAATCGCCTCTCCAATTCGGAGAGCCGCACAATGGACAACCTGAATTCACCACCGGTTGATACCGAGTACTGGCCCACGTCCCTCCTGCCGCTTCGCAGATGGTTTGTGTCTTACCCGCTGCTCCCTGACAGTGATAGGCGGTGTTGCCATACTGATCCAACTGGGTATATGCCGTTGGCGTAATATCGGCTTTGCTTTCCGGCCCACCGAGTTCATCTCTGTCCACGTTACAGATGAACCCGCAATTCCAGCAGCGATAGTACTTGCCGTAATCCTCCCCACCGCCTCGCACGGAATTGCCGCGCACGGGGATGGTTCGTGATTCCTTGGGAAGCCTATGCTGGTAAGCCATACTTGCCTCCATAAACAAAAAAAGCCCCACGGGGATATCTCCCGGTAGGGCTTCAATTTTCTTGAGTGTCCCTGAAAATTAAATTCTACTAATATCTCTTAGCAATGGATAAGGGCAAATCAGAAGCCAGTGCCTTTTTAACCGCCTCTTCGCTCATGCCCGTAGCTTTTACATAATCTTCCGCGAAACTATCGAGTTTCGGCATCGGAGTTTCTTTCTCAACCACCGGCTCTCCTTCGGAACCTGCCCCGAGAGGCAAGTCGTTACCTTTCCCCTTCAAGGGATTTTCCGGGGTTCCTGATTTCTTCTTGTAATAGGCGTTGGATGCTTCGAGATAGTTATAACGGGCATCCGCTTGAGGATCGTTTGACCGCCTGACGTTGTGGTTGGCTTGAAACTCTTTCAATATGGCCTCGTAATCGGCCTCATCTTCTTTGGCCTTGTACTGGCCGATGGTTCTGAAATAAGCCGTGTTGTAATCGGCATCCGCTTTCTTTTGGGCAGATTCCCTGGCCCTCATTTTTTTATCCCAATAATCATCGAGTTCCTTTTTGTTGAGAATCCGTTCTCCATCAAACTCATCCATTTCCGGGGTTTCCTTCTTTTCCAATAGTTGATCAATCTTGTCGCTGATAGACCCTATTTCAGAATCTATCTTCTCGTTCAATTCCTTGACCTTTCGCCCCAGATCGGAGCGTTCCTTGTGCTCCTCTAATTTCTCCCTGGCCGCTATCGCTTCGGGGGTTTCCTCCGGTTCTTTGACTTCCGGTTCCTTTACCTCTTCTCCCGCAACAGCGTTGTTCAATGCCTCTTCACTCTCCTTCTCTTTTGCCATGTTTACCCTTCCTTCATGGTTGTTAGATTCTTGGCATGAGAATTTATCCTGTCCTTGAAATCCCTGAGTAGTTCCAGACACACCCTGTATTCTGCCCTGTCCTTTTCATCGGCTTCTTCGGAGATAATCTTATCCAGTTTCGCATCGGTCATACTTAACAGGTGGCCTAGAATCTCTTTTCCGGCAGGTGTTTCCCATGCGTTTATAAACTGCTTGTCTTTGCCTAAGACGGATAGGAGCCTGGAAGTCCTCTCGGCCCCATGCCTCTTGGTATATCTCTCTACATCATCCACGTTGATCTCAGGCATAACCCTCCTTAGTTTGGTTCTAATAAAAAAAGCCCCATGAAGAGGGGTTTCCTCTCCATAGGGCTTCCTTTATCGGGAGCGTCCCTAGATTAAACCAAAAAATCTAACTGCTTACCAGGTCATCTCATCCTCCTTCCTTAATCAAAGAAATCAGTTTCTATATAATTAAAAAGTGTAAGTTACGCTTAATCATATACAACTAAAAATCTAATGTCAACTATTTTCTTATCCATACCCTCCCATCGCTTCTCTGGCCCCTCCCTCTTGTGAGCTCATAGGTATCTGATTCTGATTAGAGGGGCTTCCTTCCATGCCCGGTTGCCCACCTCCACCTTGACCTTTCGGCTCGATATCGGTTGCGAGAAACGCTTCCGCAAAATTCACATACTCATCACCCATCAAACCGCACATCTTGGCAAACACATAATTTATCGTATTCGCCTTGCCGGTCTGCACAGCAATGGTGAAAATCTGCTGCCACATCCTTAATTTTGCCATCTTGGACTGTTCGGATTCTATGGACTGAGAAAGCGGCTTGAAGGTGTAATCGAGGGTGGGGTTGAAATCGTAAACCTTTTTGCCCATTAGCTTGAGCCCTGTCTGCGGATAGGCGAAGGTAAAGGTCATTTGCTGTATCATCCAGTAAAGTTCATGCAGGAAGGTATGTTCAAAGGTCATGGACTTATAGTTTGTCCGGTTGCTTACCTTCCCTTCTGCGCCCACTACGGCGGTTGCGGTTGTACTGGCCTTACCGGGCAGATCCCCCATTGTGGTCGGGTAAATGGACATAACCTGATCCATCTTGGTCGAATACATGTTTATTTGGATCATAGCCCCCTGGATATCATCGTCTATCTCCATCTCCACAAGGTCTTCCTTGGGATTTTCAAGTTCAATGACATGCTCGGGTTCGATATAAAGCGAAGTGTTATCCTCGGTGACGTATCTTTTGCCCTTCATGGTAGGGAGAGTGGCAAGCATTACCCTGTCATTGCTCACATTGGCCGTATCGTCTATGCCTTTTTGCAGGTCTCGGGCATATTTACCGTCACCCATGCCCCCGTCCTTGGAGGGGTGGATGTAGCAAAGACCCCGTATCACGGGTTTATAGGGTGTTCCGGCTGAATCGACATAGGGCGTGGGGTGGAAGGCAATCAAGGTTGAATGGCCGGCGGCTTTGGCAAACACCATAATCACTTCTATAAACTCGGCATTGCTCAATGGTTTCCCGTCCATGTCTATTCCCGGTTTCACCTTTATCGGGTACTGGTCCTCTGCTCTTTCCTGTACTATCGCCCAATACTTGCCGAGCCGCTTGTAGATATCGAACGGCTTTTCCCCGATGAAAACGGGGGCAGGGGGCGTGTTTTTATCCTTGTCCCTGGTTTCCCTGGCTGTCTCTGTCTGCTCTACCCCTTTTTTATCCTCCAAAAGATGTAGGTTGATATAGCCTTCCTTGGCTTTCGCCTTTTTCAGATCCGTTAGGGTTTTCTCTGATCGGAGGTATATAAAATCCTTTTGCTGGAGCGAATAGACGTACTTGTTGTCAGTGACTACATTCCGGGGGTCGAGTATCTCATAGTTGAACCTGTCTATCACGGGAACCTGGCCGTATTGGTCCTCTTCCACCACTTTTGTAGCGGGAACCTGGATTTCCCTGTCTACGATATCATTGCCGTAAATATCATAATCCAGCTCTTCTCTCCGGCTGGTAATGCCAACGATATCCCGCCTGGTTTCCTGCTCCCACCAACACTCGGCGTATACCCTGCCGCTCAGATTGTTGTTGAGCTTTCCCCGGACGAACTTGAAATAATGGTACAGGTGGTTTTGATTGAGGGTGCGGTTGATGAGTTCTTTCGTGGCAGCCGCATTTCTCAGGGATTGCTCGCCCTCATCCTCGATATAGCATTCCACAAAGTCCCTGGTCTGGAAATATTGGGCCACATCAAGGGATGATTGCGTTAGGACGTGGGCGGCAAATTCCGGTATACTGATATCGCTCATCCAGTCATATTCTTTCTCCGGGCGTTCGGCATCGAGAAGGGCAACGTAGGTTTCATAGTCCTCATTATCCTGCCGGGAGAATCCCTTGTAGGTCTCGTACTCGCCCGTGAGGAGTTTGCTTGCGAGTATTGCTTCTACCCGCTCATCGAATTCATGGTTTACTTTTGGTCGTCCCATTGGTTCCCCCAAATAAAAAAGTCCCACCAAAAGACTTGATAGCCTTCTAGTAGGGCTTCTAGTTGATTAGAGCGTCCCTAAGTTATATTACGCCGTCGTTATCTGCATCATGTCTTCATCTTTCCGCCATATCAATGTCCCGGTTTTAAAATCAAACAATTCTGCTAATGATTTCCCGCTTTCTTCTGTTGCCTTAGTAAACTCATACCAAGGATATTGTATTATTTTTTTATCCTCACTTTTTTTTATAAATATCCCCGGATAAAAAGAAGGAATTTTTTCTTCCATCACTCCCCCCACCATCTAGCTGGTAAAGTTTGATTTCCAATTCCATTTAATGGAGGATTTCCAAGGTCGAAAATAGATCCAGTCTTGCTAATAAATAAAAGGTCTACATACCATAAATAAAACATCACTCCTCCAACATCTCCCCCTTAATGGTCTCCCTCACGTTCACATGGCTTATCCCGCCCTTGAACATATTAATCTCAGTCTCAACCGGTATATCATGCTTGCCTATCTGAATTATGCCCTTGAATGATATATTACCAACCTTCTTCGTGTCAAGGAAATTCTGTAGTAGCTTAACGAGGGGGTGTGTCATATCTTAAACACCACCGGGCTTATCAATCGTTTTAAGACCCTTTTGCACTTCGGGCACCTTATCTTCGTGTCGAACTTGTGGAGCCGGACAAATATCTCGAAGATGCGTTTACAGTGCTTGCAGCGGAAATCATATAAAGGCATCTACCTATTCCTCTCCTTCCATTCCCGTTCCTTGATTTTCTCCATGTTATGCTCGTCCCTGCCTTTCTGATCGTCCAAATAGGTGTTCTCCCTGGTATATCCCTGCCGCTTCATCATGGTTCCACACCGGGGGCAGTCCATCCAGCGTTGACGGCCAACAAGGGCCTTCTGGACACGGGCACCACATTTAGGGCAGTCGAAGCTATAGAGGGGCATTATTTTTCTCCTATTAATTTACGTAACACAGACGCCTCTGGCAAACCTGATTCGTATATCGCTTCAGGAAAACTCAATCCCTTGCCATTTTTTAAAACCCTATTATAGTTGCGCGCTATTTTATTCCCTTTCCTGTTGACGATGCCCCATTGTTTCTTTGCCATTTCACCGAATAAGACGGACGCAAAATTGGCTTGTATCTCGGGCATATTAATACTCCTCTTCATCGTTGAGACTTGCTATATCATCAGCACAGGATTTACATACAGTAGCACGACCAACTATATATCTGCCCCACTCAAATGAACCATGATCTTTAATAATCCTTTGAACATCTTCCTTGGAGCAAGTATATCCGGCCTTTCTGTAAATGAGTGTTTCCCCACAAAAAAAACAACTCCTTGCTTCGTAATTACATTTTAGTTCTATTTTCCCCATCACCTCAACCTCACTTTAGAGGTTACTTCTATGGTTTCGATTTGATATTCACTGCCTTGAATTACTGCATGAATTTGTGTGCCATAATGGGCATTTTCATCATCTTCAATCGCTTTTATTTCAGCAACTCTAAGCTCAGCATCTTTAACTTCTTCAAATTTTTCTATCTCCATGCCATCATAATTTGACCAAATTAGAAATATCATCCTACCTCCTTATGGAATCCTTTTAAATATCGGATCAAGTATTTTATCCAACAATTTAAAAAAAGGGTTTGTGGGCCAATAGATGATTAGAATTACGCCAATTATTACCCCTAGACAAACTGTTATAAAATTCCACATCTTATCTCCTCCCCTGGAAATATTTATAAATTATAGGATGTTTTATTTTTAAGTGTTGGTTAAACTCAAACTCCGAATAATATTGTGGGACCGCAGGAATAAGACTTTTTTCATTAATATCTTTTTCCCAAAAAGCATCTGTTACACAATAGGCACAGGGCCAAACTTTAATCTTTAGATTCATCTCCTCCCTTGAAAATATCGTTTCGGTTTATCTACACGGCGTTCCGGCCTTTCCCTCCTGGGCCTGAAGGCAGGGTTCTTGAACAGGGCCTCCACCACCATATTAAAATGACTCCATTTATCCTGCGCCTTATTCTTCTCGCCCCTCTGAATCCTGTCTTTCTCCGCTACAAACTCTTCCCACCGCCACATCCTCATCATCTTGGCCGCAGTCTTGCAATCATTGAGAATCCATAGGGTGGGCAGAAAGATTGTCCTCCCATCCTTGGTAACTTTGTTGTTGAACGGTCTCCCGCACTCCCTGGAGTTTTTCAGCCTCTTCTTTATCTCATCCCGGCCCTTTTCGCCCTTGGTGTCCCATGTCTGCCAGTACGCCCCGGTCCCAATACCTTCCCGTTTGAGTTCGTGAAATTCCCGGTTGATATCATCGAGTACGGTTATCTTATCTTTCTTTATGCCCTCGGACAAGGGATCTATGAGATTGAGGATGAACTTGTAGTCCTTTCCCATCAAAGCGAAGTTGTAGCATATTTCCTTGGTGATGAGTTTGTCGGGCGAGGGATTGTAATCGCACCATATAACGGCCTCGTTCTCCGATGACAGAGACATACAGCCACACGCCCACGGGGTCTGGGGATGATAGTCTATCCCCCTGCCATGCGTCCAAAAGTGGGGTATGCCATAGGGGAAATATGTGTCCTTGTCAATCATGTGGATCGAGTAATCAAACCCTTTGAATATCCTACCCTTGACCTGCTTGTGTACGCCGAATCGCCTGGTAGCGACAACATCTGGGTCGTCATACTGGCTCATCTGGTTTTCTATCGCTTCTTTGGTGAGGGTAGGGTTATCATCGGTGGCCGCTTGGATTACCGCGATAGAATTCGGGCTTTCGGTATATTCAATCTGTTCGGGTTTGTAATCGGAGGTTTCCAAGAAGTCACAAACAGCCTTAGTCCGGATATAAACCTGGGCGCGTTCAAATATCTCGTCATACGTCCATGAATTGGATGTGATGTAAATTGTGCCATTCCGCTTTGCAACAAGAGTATTGTTTTTAGCAACTGTAGGGCACCATATTATGCCTTTATAATCTACATATTCTCTTTTTAAACTGCATACATGGGTAAAAGGTTTATACCGTTTTGAATTTAATCGTTGTATATTCGCCCTATATACGATAGCACCATGACTTGTAATCTCTGATTCTTCTGTTGATTTTCTTCCCAATAAAATACACAAAATATGAAAAGCATCGAGAGTCTTTCTTGTGCATCTAAATCTGTCTGTAACACCAGATCGACATCCATCACCATCAATAAGGGTTTCATACAATAAACTTTGTTGTTTTTTTGTAAGAGAGAAAACAAATTCTGATGTTAATTCTCTTGTGGGAAATAAACTTCGCAACAAATCAACTTCTTTTCCATTAATAGTCCATGTGTAATTAATTCCTTCTCCACCCTCTCCTGGATGGTTGATATATCTATTATGCTTATTTTTTACATTGTTTATGTTAGATACGATTTTTTTAATCTTTAAACATTTATCTTTATTGGCTGTCCAAGATTGATGAATAAAAATTTGCCTTCTCTCTGTAGGCATTGCTCCATCTGTCAAGAACCATCCAACCAACTCTACAAACCAATCTTCATATACTTGCGAATGTTCTATTGTATTTTGTGCTGCTCTAAAAATCTTATGATGAGTTTTTAAATCTTTAGTCTGTCTTCGTTCTATCTTTCCATTAATTTTATGAACAATGGGCCATTTATGCTCAGGTGTTACTAAAGCATCAAACCCCTTACATTTTAAGGAAATCATTTTATCATCATAAGTATATTCTTTAAACATTCCTTCAATGGGTTGCCATTCATAATCCTTTGTTTCAGTGTTGAATGTTAAGGCTAATTGCCCTGTCTTAACTGTATTATCATTAACCCAACCATTCTGAGTTAATATTTCTGTCTCTATATCAAAACATATTCTATTAGCGGCTGTTAATGACAAGAGCAGATCCCCATCCTCGGCCATCAATCTCGGCAGTTGTTCCTCATGAAAATCCCAATTCGGTTCCTCATCCTCCCAAACGCTCAATCGCTGTTTTCCCGCCGTGCTCTGCACTGTCTGGCTGTAGGCCACAAACTCCACTATGATATCATCGCCCTTGTATTCCTGACCACATAATACCTTGCCCCTATTGGGGTCGGCAATAATCATCGCCATATTGCGAAACGTGATATCCCTTTTCATCAGAAACGGGGGGAGCCATTTCTTGAATTCGGGATATACGGAATTCTTGACTTCCGCAGATGAACTCGCATCTCCGGTGGTCGCCTTCTCCCCCGGTAGGACTTCCGAAGCAAACCTGAATATCCTGCATCCTCTCTCGTGAATCTTTATCTCCTGCTTGCACTGGGGGCATATCCAATCTTTGGGTAGCGTCACTATGTTGAAATAATGCTTATCCGGACACTCAAAATAGAGTACGTTTTTCTCGGGAACCGGGTGCCAACCGTGAATTCGCAGTACATAGTTGTATGCACAGGACGCGGTTTTCATCGCCTGGTTTCCGGTAAAAAGGGCGATTAGCGAATGTCTGCATTGCACAAATTGTTGAAAGGCCCATGTCCAGACGAACTTAAAATAGTTCGAGTAGTTCTCAAGTATTGTAAGGTCGGCCTGGCTTATTTCCGGTTGCTCGGTTTTTTGGACAGCGGTTTTCGCCACTTCTGTTATTTTTTACCTTTCTTCTTCTGAACACCACCGGCAACCGTAGTACCGCCTCTTTTCCCTTTTTTGGATACTACCCTTATATGGATATACCGCCCAGGCTTGGGAACGATTGTTCTGATTCTCTTTACTTTTCCCCTACCCGGAACCTTCTTCCCTGGTTTATCCGCTAGAGTTTTTTTACATCCTTTTCCCGGCATGATATTCCTCTACTTCCAACCCATTATCTCTTTAAACTCCTTGATCTGCTTTTTCGTCCTCACACCCGATGGAAGTGTAACCCTCCGCTTTTTCCTTTTGGGTGTTGTAGGTGTGGGTTTCGCCTTCTTGGGCTTTGTCGGTGGCGGAAAACCATATTCCTTTCTAAGTCTCTGTATTCGTTTTAGTCTTTTCTCTACTTCTGTCATTTGTCAGCACCTTGTTTTTATTAAATGCCGTTTGTATCGTGAACATAAGCCCTCGTACATTGTTTATCGTGACACGGTTGTCCCTTTCCACGATGAAAAACTCATTTATAGCTTGGGATACTGCCTTCTCTAATTCTGTAGGTTTTTCAATCTCAATGATATCCTCGGGATTAATAAATATCTCTTTCTTGTCAGGTTGTTTGCCTGCCATTAGTTCACTCCTATTCTAAGGATGATGATACGCTCGCCAAATTCGATAACGAAAAACTCAAAAGGGCCTTTTGTAAATGAATGGGTTATCATTTATCTCGTTGTAGCATTGCCCGTTAATGTCTCCTTCAATCGGCTGCCGAAGTAGAAACCTATAATTAAAAGCAAAACAAAATGTTGTTCTTTTGTGATCATTACCGGGAAATATTTAAAGCCAAACCAGGCAGATAGGTTCTGCCCCCAGATGGCATAAAACTCGGTTGAAAGTGAACCAATACCACCAAAGGGCCTCACAAAGCCATTGAGTACCCGAATCAGCCAGGGTTGCTTCTGTGTCTGCATCTCGGTCATAAACATCTTTCTGGCCGAATCGGTTGAACCCTCGGATATGGCAAATATGGTTGCGTATTTATCTGCCTTCTCAGACTCCGACATCTTCTTAGGTGGCAAAATCCGTTCACCTATGAATTTCGCGGCTCCCCCAACTACACTGGCAACCTGTTTGATAGGGTTTAGAAAGTCTAGGAATCCCATTAGTGCCTCCGCGCATAAAATTTATCCAAAAATACTGCCAATGTTTCTATGTTTGGAAATAAATGCCATAGATTTGCGTGGATAAATTGCAGTATTGTCTCCCCCTCAAATGAAGGAACCCATTTTTGTCCTCGGCAATAATCACATATTGTTGTGGTTTGGCCTTCTGCAGTTCCTTTGCAAATTGGGCATTTATCTTCTAAGATTATTTCACGCTCGGTTCCTTGGAATAATGTAAATGGGCGGTTGTGCATTATAAATCCCATTCTTTCCCTTTCTTCTCAAAATATTCTAAGGTTAATATCATCCCACCCAAAAATGAAATGAAACCTGAGAGAAATAAAATGATAAAGATCCAAAATATCTCTTTAAAATAATAAGCAACAAAAAAGGTTATCAATCCTGAGATGAAAAAAGAAATTAATAATCCATATTTTGTTGATAAATTTTTGGCTATTGTTAATTCCACTTTTTTGAGTTGCATCAGCCCTCCTTATCCACCATATCATCTGGGGTGAATACTGGTTCTTCACCAACTTTGGGTGAATTTACATTAATCGCATCTACCTTTAAACACATCCCACACCACGGGCAATAGTTATAGTTTATGGGCGTTATGTCGAGTCCGCAGTTAGGGCAGCGCATGTTTACATCCCTCACAACACATTCTTATTTCTGGATCGTAATCACATAGTTCTGAATCAACATCATCGCCTTCAAAATAGAGATTCAAAGGGCAAATGGGCACAGGGTAATCTTTTATATCGTCTATTCCATCATAGTGTTTTATTCTCATCTCCCCCCCATCAATTCAGCCATTCGCTCGCATCTTCCGGGTGTCTGGGTATGCCACACACTATCAAGCATCTGCTTAGAGGCCTCTGCGAAGTCCTCTTGCTCTATGGCCCTCAACATCTTGCGAAACCCCTTCACTCCTGCAAGGCCGAGCTGGTATATCATGCATACGAGCACCATGATTTGAACCTCGCTCATGTGGGCTAAATGCTTCGGGAAATGGAGCAGGTCAACGTCTATGATGCGCTTTACCCGGTTCTCCAGAAGCATACGGGCATCTTCCTGGGTGATGTTTACCGTGCCGTAACCGATAGTGGGAGTGCCGATCACGGTATCACCGGAGTTTATACGCTTGCCCGTGGCATCGTCATAGATGTAGAGGCGACAACCCTCCTCTTTGGCGAGGATGTTTATGATATTATTTTGGATGTCCATTCCTGTGTTCCTCTTCCCTTTCATGCCCCCTGAGTATATTGATGAGCGTCTTTCGTTTCTCGATGAGCGCTTTCCGTAAAGGGCATCTGTCATAATTGTCCATAACAGCGCATTCATCTGTCTTAGCAAGCCAAGCATCGATAGCCGTCATTAACTCCTGTAAGACTTGGTGGTTCATTTAAATCGTCTTTGGCTTCACACAGGGATCATCTTCGATAAATACCAACGCTACAAACTCTTCCTCAGAGCAGGGCCAGGGTTCTCCGTTCACATATTTCCAATATTTTGCTACTCCACTGCCATCACCCATAGATACGCCTAGGAAAACAGGACAGTTCATGGCGGCTACAATCACGTAACCGGGCTTCGATTCTTGGAGGTATTGCAATAAAACCGTGTACTCGCCACCCCATACCGGCCAGAACATATACTCGCCTATATTGGTGACTAGATCTTCACATTCCACGGGTAGAAGAATGGTCTGGGGTTCGCCCTTATAAGAAATGCCCTGGTGTTTAAGATAGTCGGAAGTGGTTAATTGTGACGCTGCAATCCCCAGCATGAGGAAGATTCCCATAATGGCTAGGAGTGCAAAGCCTTTGTTGTTGTGTAATGTTTTCATCTTGTACTCCGGGTTAAAGGGTTGATCAAATTCGTTAGACATACACCACCATAAGCATGAAGCCATCCCACCCAAACCAGTAATGAGGGTATTTCTCTTGCGCCTCTTCCATTGATTTCCATGCAGCCTCTTGTTGCTCTGGGTGTCGGCTAAAATAGTTTATCATGCGATTGCTCATATTTTAAACACTCCACCCATGATATTCGTTTTTCCATGGAGCACCTTCTGGCCTGGTTCTTTCGATTCTCCGCCTCCATTTAGTGGCAGCTTTTTTCAGCCATTTTTTGTAATGCCGGGACCACTCCCAAGAACATATCTGCTCGGGTTTTCCGTATGCCATTTATCTAGGCCTCCTTTGCACTTTGGTCGTGTCCCATAATTAAGATTATGTTCCTCAGTTGTAATCCCCGCTAATCCAACTATATCCAGGTTTTGGTAATACTGGATAAAGTGGTTTCATTTGCTTCCTCACGTAGGCACCCACGGCTCGAAAGCTGTGGGGGGGTTATTAACAATAGATACCAGCCATTCCAGTATTGAGGATCGCATATTATTTCATCAATGGAAGGCTGGGGGTTAGCCAAAGGACAGTGAGGTTCATGTTCCCCAGCGGTGTTTCTATTCATCCCCTGTCGTCCTCCTCGTGTGAATGTGTGTGGGTGTGGTTGAGATTATAATACTGAAATCCGGAACCGGCATCCCGCTCCCCCCCCTTCCCCTGGGCCTGAAAACTGGATCGAGGGGCCTCGCCAGCAGCCCTGCGAACTACTGTAAGTCATGTCATACACATGCTCATCACTCTCATAATTTTTTACCTGTTCTATATTGCCAGTAATATCAATGGGTTGCCCGTTCTGTGTCTGATAAAAACCATTATGTAAACTAATCCACTGCCTCAGCATCTAATACCTCGGAATCATTATATAATTTGGATTTATCTTCTATTAAATGGGGGGTTGGGAGTTGTCTTGTACCCCAGTCTTGGAGGATAGCGTTGGTGTTGGGGGAAAGGACGGTAGATCCACGTAGATCATTGTAGATATTCTGGACAAATGTTGACGCGTGTGGGGTGCTAATGCCCGTGTTTCTTAACGTAACCTCTGCGACCTTAACCCTCATCGCCTCATCATCACTATACAAGGCTGCATCTAATACGTTACAGGCAGCAGGTATCCTCATCACCTCACGCCTACCACCATAGTCTAATAATGCCTTTACATTTTCCCTTTGTAGCCTCCGGGCTATGGCATCTTTTGACTTGCCTAAAATCTTACCTATGGTTCTATTCGACTTACCCGCCAGCCTTAACGCAACAATGGTTGCCTCTTCCTCATTGGCTGTTGCTGTTATAGGCTCATTTTGGCTTGTTTCTTCACACATATCACTATTTAGTTGATTAGTTGATTTCAACAATACAACTATACTAATTGCTTGTCAACTAATTTATTGCTTTCCCTTCACACACCGCACAATACCCTTCATCACCGATATATACTCCTGTAGTGCCACACTCCTTGCATTCAAGAGGTGTACCCTTACCTTGTGGCTTGCACTCCTCATTGAGATATCCCTCAAAATTGCTGGCTCTAAACAAAGTAACCGGCCTGAAATACTTTTTATCGAAGTCTTTATCCTCCCACTTACGATCAATCACGAGCTTACATTCTTCAAGGGTGTGATCTTCATCTAAGCGCCCGATGATTGGTTTTAGATTTGAATCAGAATAAGAAAAAGCACGTCCCCCAATTTCATTGAGATAGTCGATTACCTCCCGCGCCTTACTTTGTCTTATCTTAATATAACTTAACTTAACTTCAGCGGGAGTATGCCCGGAGTCCGCCGGGAGTTCGCCTGGATATGACGGCTCGCACTCATCAGGTGGTGGTATGGTGGATTTCTTTTCTCGATCTTCCCTGATATTCTGCTCTTCCCGGAAATGTCGTAGCTCAAAGAAGCGGTCACCATCACTCGAGTAGATATAAATCAGCTCATTTTGAGCCATATCCGTGAGGTATTGGTCAACCTTATCCTCTGTTATGTGCTTTAGCCTGGGCACCACTTGGCCTTTCACCACAGCCGGATCTGAAGAGTAGCGCCCTTCGATGTCAAGATGAGGTATCAGCCAAGTATAGAGCAACCTAGCTGAATCAGTTTTAAGGGCAGCCAACCTTCTACTCATGGATATTTTCTTTTTGAGCATTCTACCTTCAGCCATCTTTCACCTCATTCCAGATTATGTAAACTTATCTCCCCAACCAGATACTTTGTATTCACTCATAGCGAGGGCAGGTTAAGGATTCCCCAAACTAAGCAGAAACCCTAGATTCTCCATCACCCACTCTCTATCTGTGGGATGTCCATTCATGCTCGCGTAATATCCGGCTGCGTATGGTCGAAACCATTCCGAATGCTCGAACATATATCTCTGCTCCATCACAACCTTCGCCTGTATATGTAGATGGCACCTTTGGCATAGTGCCGGTGTGTTGTACCACTCGCAATTCGCCGGATCTAGGTCGAGATGGTGAACGGTCAATACATGCCCGGTGTTGATATCATGTGGGTGTCCACACCTAACACATTGCCACCCTGCGGCCTTTTTGACCTGGGTAGCTATCTCAAGCCAATTATCAGGGTATTCGGAGATGGACTTACGCATTTAATTAAATTTTGCCATTGGATTAAGTGCTATGAAAATCGTAAATGTATCAGGTTCTTCCGCTAATCCCGCGTTAGATGGATGGGGATCATGCACAATGCCATCTTTCCAGACTACGGCATGATCCACATCGCCTCGTGGGGATTTTGCAAGTGCAACGCAAAGCATCCCATCAATTAAATGTAAGTGTACTTTCTCAAAACAAAATGAGATGCACGAATAACCTAAATGCTCTTTAGTCCAGCTATCATTTAATCTCCAAAACTCATGGGGATCTTGGGTCTGCTCCCAAAAATTAGGCATATCTTCAATGGAAAATTCAAAAATTGAGGCTACGCAGGCCCTAAAACAATCACCCAAAACATCATCAAATATGGTTTGATATATTGGTTTCATCTATTTGATTTGTTGGAGAAATCTTGCTCAAATACCAAGCATCATAATCTGATATTTTCTCAATTCTTTTCATAATACAGGCACCACATAAGAGGCCTGCATCTTCCGCTTTCCCTTTTGGTTTAATCTGCTCCCATAATTTATCTGGAATGTTTAAATCAACCTTATATGGCTTTCCACAGTCTTGACACTTACAACTCATAATGTTATTAATCCAACTCTTTCAACGCCTCCACAAGCCAAACAACGCCACCACTATCAGAAGCATGGATAGGAGGGTGATTATCTATCTAACCGCTCCGCAATCCACACCAAAATCCACGCCGCAAGCATAAGGCCATAGGCTAGGAAAACCAGGATTGTGGCGAGGAAGGATTTCATGTCATGGTTTCCCTTTCATGCACATATAACGAATCATGCGCGTTATTTTCGATTGCTCAAATGCCTCACAAACACAGAGATGCTGTACCTCGGGATAAGTGTCGAAAAATGCCTGAGTTGTCTTTTGTCGGTGTAACTGACGGCATGTCAGGCGATAGTTATGTTGCTTAATCCATAGCACTCTTGCCGCCCTTCGCCTCACCTCTTTGCGGTTTTGGATACCAGCAGCATTGGCAGCGCGGATAAATAAGTCTAGGCATTGTTTGGGGGTCATATCAGCCTCTTATTTTGATTGTTGTGGGGTTTGGTGCGACTCATATCATCAACTCCCTTTGCACATCCTCAAGACAATGGGCCATGAAAGCAACGCCCCCGGCTGCCCGTACCTCTCCGAGAAACTTGGCCTGATTATCGGTGAGCAGTTTACCGGGGATTTTGACTTCGCAGGCGAAGAACTTGCCATTGATGCAGCCTATGATATCGGATACACCTCGTGGCTGGCTCATAGGCCCCTGCCATTGCTTCCAGTGGAAAATATTCTTGTAATGAAGATAATCGCGGATCTGCTTGGTGATATCAGCTTCTTTGATTTGTAATTTCATCTCCTCCCTCTTTCAGGTATCTAATCGGTTTGCCATGTATCTTGGCATAGTTAATTTCACTTCGGGTACTTTCGCCTATGTAGCCATTGACATTGAGCACCAACACCTCATCGGCTAGATCGATTTTTCGTTTGTGGAGTTCATCCAACTTTATTTTTATATAGGCGAATTCTTTTTTGTTTAAATGACCGAAAATCTCTGTATCTGATTTCATATTACAGCCAATCGTCAGAACTATTTTACCCGCCAATGTCTCTTCTAATTGCGCCTTAATAAAAGCATCTTTAAAGCGCGTTGATCCACAAAGACACACTATCTTAGGTTTCTTCATTCTCTCCTCCCTCTTCTTCCAAAACCCCTCCACTATGGGAGCCATGATGTGGTTGGGCATCACACCCCGCGATACCAATTATCTAAAAATTCATCGAAAAAATACGAAAACCCCCTTATTCTTTCTCTATGAAATCCTTTTGCATCCCACCATTCACCACATTTCTTCTCAAATAACCGATAGTATTGAGGCCATCGTTTTTTGAATAACAGCATTTGGTTATATCCACGTTTTGGACAAACAACACAGCCAAGACGCGAAAACCCCTCATCATAAAGAGAGCAATATTCGAGATTATTCGCATCTATGTATTCCCATATCTCCCATTCAAGCCAGTTGAATAAAGGGTGATAATTGATACGCTTTTTTGTCCATTTATTAATCCATCCCTTCTTTGCTCTATTTGGAGATTCTTCAGCTCGTATGCCTATGAGTCTGTGAACCAATGGGACTTTTTTGCTCGGCCTTTCTTTTATATAATCACAACACCATGCTCTCTTTCGATGTGGTGGAAATTTCTTTACTATTCCATGCCAGAATGTAAATTCAGGTCGTAATATGTTTATATGAAAATCTCGGTTTCGGATAAATTTAATAAGCTCAGGTGGATCTGGCATGAGAGAATAAAAAACCGCATAGTTGACCCCTGATTTTCTTGCTATATCTTCCAAAACCACTGAATCCTTGCCCCCGCTATAGCAAAGCATGTATGGTTCATCCTTGGGTTCATGCTGTTGTATAAACTCAATCGCAAGTTGCTCTTTGGTGTTACCGTTAAAATTCAGTTGCTTCATTAGTATCCGTATCTCCGCTGTTCCGCTTGCTCTTCTCGCATTTCAACCACTAAATCCAATACGTTTTGATAGCAATTCGCTACGATCTCCTCGTGCAACTCCTCGTCTACAAGGTCGCCGTTTTCATCGTATATTTCCAAGATTTCGATTTCTGCTGGTTCCGCCGGGCTGTCCCATGTTTGCCTATAGCCACGGTGGAATTTGCCATGGACTTCGTAATCTCGATCGTTGTAACTGATACGGATACCATTCATTAACATCTCCTCCCTCTTCTTCCAAAAGGCCTCCTTCTTCCAAAAGGCCTCCATTGTGGGGCTTAGGGTGTGGTTGGGCATCACACCCCCGGTATCGCGATCCCAAAATCAGCCTCGCTATAATGAGATATCTCGAAGTTCTTCTTGCAGGTGGGGCAAGTCCCGCTTTCCGGCTTGCTCCCCGGGGGCCTTTTGAAATCAAGGCAGGTTACATCCCTATAGGGCTCTCCACAATGCGAGCAAACCTTATCAACCATATCCTCTTTGCGCCTCCAGTGGCTTACCGTACCTTTCAGGTGAGGCCGCTTGATATACTTCTTGCGTTTGTATTCCCTCGTCCGTGTGTTGCCTTCTATGCGCTTACGCTCTTTCTCCTTGGCAGCGCATTCTGGTTTGTAACAGTAGCTACGGAGCCAGTGGGTTGCTATGAATGGAGCATGGTCAGGGCAATGCCTACAATAGCGGGTGTATCGGCGTTTGATGGGGGTGGTGGTCATTTACTCAACACCTCCCATGCAACCTTAACCACTCTTGGAACCTGCCCATTGCCAATGGCTTTAAGTCGGTCCATCCTATGGGCCACCCCATGAGCCATGCATAATAAATTGGGTGTATGGGTGGGTCGTCCTTTTGTATGGTGCCAGTTTTTTCTAGCCAAGCTCTTACATTTAAATGACCCTGCCCTGTTTTTTCTCTCCGGAGTTTGATTGTCTCCCAATGCTCCTCTATTCCCACACTCTTGGGTGTAGGCAAATATCCACAACCGTTTTCGATGATGTGGAGCCCCACAATTATCCGCTCCCAACACACACCATTGAGCATTATACCCTGCTTCGGCCAAGTCTCCGTAAACTCGCCTGATATATCCGGTAGCAAGGAGCCCTGGGACGTTCTCCAAGAATGCGTATTGTGGTTGTACCAAGCGAATGCATTCAATAGTGTGCGGCCACATATTTCTTTCATCTTGCTCTGCTCGTTGTTTTCCTGCGACTGAGAACGGCTGACATGGGAATCCGGCTGTAACGACATCAACCACCCCTTTATAGATTGGAGCGATTCTTCTGTTAAACTCTCTGATGTCCATCTGCCAGATGGGAAAGGCATCGAGGATTCCGTCCCTTTGTCTTTGTTCGAGGACTTTGCAGGGGTACTCTTCAATTTCTACCGCTCCTATCGTTTTCCAACCGAGGAGGATTGAGCCGAGTAAGCCACCGCCGGCACCTGTGAAGAGGGATAGTTCATTCATTCTTGTCCTGTCACTTTTTCCCACTCTTCAGGATGATTAATTTCTACATGCCGTTCTAAAGACGCATAACCGTGTATTCTTTGCCCCTTTTTGTTCGTTCTCCATCGCTTAGTTTTCCAGTTGCAGAATTTACATTTGATATAATCTGTTGGATATTTTGAGGGGGTGGTGGTCATAAGGTGCTGAAATTAATTGTTGTTATTAGTTGCGGCATACTTCACCCATTTTCGGATACTTTCTTTAATATCTCTTAGCGTTGCAGCTTTGTATTTTTCAGGGTATCGTTTACCCTTGAAATATTCACAGCATTCAGAGCATTCCATTGTTTCAGCATTTCCTACGACACATATAATCGTGATATCGCCCGTCTTGCTTAATCTCTCATACATAATCCGTTGTCCCAGGGGTAAGTCTCCGTTGTGCGTTTTCCATTCAAGCATTAACGCCTTGCCATTGATTTCAACAATTCCATCAACATCACCAAAATTGATTCGCCTTGGAAAGCATTCTGCAAACACTTCTATCTTTGGTCTCCGCTTTGTGTTGAAACAACCATGCCTTTCACATTCCCATTTTAAAGGGTTATAGCCGTTATCGTTTTTGGGCATCCCACCAAATCACTTTTGCATTTATCTGTTTTCCCATTACGACAACGGCACTTGGAAAAGGGGCTGCTGTATTAGAGCCTGGCCATTGCAGTCGACCGCGAATAAATCTAATCTCTCCTTGAATGCAGTTCTCCCACCACCATTCGGTATCGGGGCGGGCCGGCACTAAACAAACAACGGTAGCACCATTCTCGGATTCGGTTTTAGCCTTTTGCATCCAGGCCTTAATTTCCCGCCCATAGGGTGGGTTAACCCAACAGGCACCGGCCCACCGTTGAGAAAGGCCATTGTCTTGCCGTGAAAAATATCGCTCGCATTTATGGTTGGCCTCGGAAGCGCAAACATCTAGGGTAAAACTGAACTCATCATTGAGCAGATCGAAAAGCCATTGAGGGGTTTCCCATTCCGGGGTTTCGCTCATCTGATACCAATCGCCACGTAAAAGATGGAAAGCTGCATTGATGGTAATCTCACCAGCATCTACTTTCTCGATCAGCTCGGGCTTTTTATCTGCTATGGCCTTAAGTTTTTCTTGGCTAGCGCCAGTAGAATAGACAGAGCGGTGTCGGGGTTGTTTGCGTCCGATGGTATCAATAATTTCTTTTATGTGGGGAATTTCCCCACATCCCTCTAAATCTTGCCTTGCAGTGCCAACAGTTTTATGATCTATCCCTAATCCCTTAGCTATTCGCCTATCAGATAATTGAGGGGTTTCTTTTAATTGCTGATTTATGAGTTTTCTTTTTTGATCCTGAGAAAGATGTCGTCTTGCAAGATTCAACTTTCTGATATGTAATTTTTTTTCTTCCTCTGTTAAATCGAAACGGGTAATAGTGGGATAGTCAGATATTCCCAATTCTTTGCATATCTTTAATCGATTGTGTCCGTCTAAAACATTGCCTATATCATCAAGTTCTATTGGTATTTGGACACCACGAGAAATTATGTCTTCCTTTAATTCGTTATATTCTTCTGGTGTGAGGTCAGGAAATAGCTGGTAACCCATCTTTTTTTACCAATTTAATGATTCCTTTTACTTCTTGTTTTCTCGTGTTGATTGCGGACTCTGTTATATCCCAATAAAATTGATAAAGTTTAGGCTCGTATCGCTTGATATATTCGATAAGAATTATTGCTTCTCGATATATCCGCTTTGTTATTTTCTGAGATCGGTTTTTATGGAATCGGTTAATTAAAACATGAATCTGCGTATGATGCGTGGGGCACAATGGGATTATGTTTTCTGAAATGTCTTCGCCATCCAATTCCATCGGCACTATATGGTGAAATTCTATAATTGGAATATTGCATATAAAACAAAGCCTGCTAAACTTAGAATTAAATAGAGAAATGTGACATCCTGGCAAAGTGCCCAAAGATTCCGTCAATATCTTTGTTGGGTTTTCTGAATCTTTTAAGACGCTTTTGCTAAATGGGGATTCTTTTAATTCTGAGATTGATTGATTCATAACTCTATGGCCGATTATAGATTACTTGTCGATAAGGAATTTCATTAATCCCGATCCCCGTTATCTGTGAGATAATCGTTGCGTTTTTTAGATCGGGGGTCCGGTAGCCGTAAATCCAACTCCTGACCGTGTATTGATTGATCCCAGCCCTTATAAGATCTTGGCGATTTTTTTTGATGAAATTGCGGAAGGTAAGATTTTTCATGTGCCTAATGATACAATAAGTATATCTCGGTTGTCAACTCATTTTTTTATTACAATAATATCAAGTAGTTATCATAATAATCAAGAAAATATACAGAATGTATAAAAAAAGCCTTGACATCCCCATTCTAGTTTTTTATAATGCCTTCAACATCAATCGGAGGCCCCATGTCAATTCTCCACGTAATCCGCAAAGACGGCGAAGGCAGAACCAAATCCGTCAGACTCACCCAACGAAGTGCAATTCTCGCTTTTTGCCATGAATGCGTAGGTTTCAACCACTATGAGGTTGAGCTTTGTACTGATCCTCTATGTCCTCTCTATCCATTCAGAAATCCCAAGGCGAGAAAAAGCGACAGAGAGGTAAGCGAAAAATCGATTCAAGCCCTGCAAAAAGCAAGGCTGCAATCTCAGGAATCGAAGCAAACCTCTAAGTAAGAGGATAAGCATGTCCACCCAATTTCTCCAAACCGAAAACGATTCCTTGAACGAACTCCTCGACCGCTCCCTATCCGTCCACAAGCAGACACTAGGGGCCCTAGGGCCTGAGCCATATCAATATTTGGAGGCCACCGTGGACTTGCTAGAAAAGATCATTGAGGAGCTGGAGGTAGTTAAGGTGGGGGATAAGCCATGAAACGCGACCTATCGAATCTCACTGAGGAAGACATTCGCAAGATAAAACTTTGGCTCAAAGGTGATCCGGGAAATTGCCCTAAGATAGCATGTTATACGTGCGACGAGTTATTTCCAAGCAAAGATCCTCGTTGCCCCTGCGTTAAACACTCCAGATCTTACGTCACCCGCGTAGCCAAAAAGATAGTCAAAGAATGGGAGGCCCCATGAACCAACTAACAGAACGCTTTATGATTGACCTTTTCGAGGACCGCAACGGCGGCCCGCCCTACCTGCTGGATTCCGTAAAGGTTGCCGAATTAGACGCAACCGATCTCACCGCAGATCAACTTGAGCCAATCCTGAAAGCACAGATCATGCTCAATCGTAGGTGGGAATATCGGAAGATGTATTATGGCCTGGAGGAGAGGCCACTGTGACCCTCAGACGAGCAATCATAATCTTTTTAGCCACCCTGCTCATCTACATCATCGTGTGGGTGGGGATAGGAGGACATCATGGAATTTAAGGTAGGGGAGAAGGTGTATGCTAATCCTCAAAATATTTGTCCTGAAACTTACGATGAATTTTGCGAACTTTACCCTAGTAAGATAGCAAGAATTACCGATTTGAATGATAAATATGCCTATTTTGAATCTGGCAACTGCTATCGCTATTGCTTTCCGATTCTTTCCCTCTCCCCCATCTACCCCTTCGAGGGCAAGCGCTACTACTGGGATGGGGAGCCGAAGAGGTTGCCGAAGGCGGGGGAAGTGTTTCTTAATATCAGCGGCGAGCCTAAAATGGCACC